GCGAATGCTACTGCGAAATCATCCTTGTGCTTCTTGATGCGTGCGATATTGTTGCGTTGATCCTTGATGGACTCATTGCGATCAGCGATGAACTTGGACACTGACACTGCTTGCTTTTTAGCCATGATGCACTCCTTAATAAGTTAACAAGTTCTGCAACAATGTTTCGCTGCAGTGATTACAGTATATATCAACCAAATATTAAAACAAGTGGATAACCTGTGGATAAGTCGAAATGGGCGCGCCCGCGATGATAGTAGTGGTTATGACCACCCCCCACAGGACCCCCACCCCATGCCCACCCACCCCCCTGCTTATCAGTGCGGCGTATAAAATTTCCCATTTTTTCAATATCTAACATCCACACAACAACATAGCCACAAAATTAAATCCAGCCACCCCTTGCGTCACTTTCCAAACCTGCTATATTCCGCCACATGAACAGCTTTGGTGTATAATAAGTGCACTTGTAAGGAGGTTTATATGTTAAAAAGTAGAACTTCAATATTAGGAAGAAAAGTTGGAAGCGCCAAAGTTGTCTCTGTCGCTGAAGTTTTTTCTACTCCAAAGGGAGGACTGGCTTATAAATATAATTTATTGTGCGCTTGTGGACATTCGTTTGTATTGAGTAGGGCTGCTCTGTATTTGCCCGGAGAACACTGCCCAAATTGCTATAAAAAGTCTAAGGTGCCTAGCCTAAGTAATCATCCAATCTTTAAGATTTGGGAGTCTATGGTTCGTAGGTGCTATTCTCCTAGCCACAGCATGTACCACTTATACGGCGGACGTGGGGTTACTATTTGTCCTGAATGGCTAGGCGGCTCTGCCGGCAAAAAGACTAGCGTTGAAGGTTTCTCTACTTTTCTATCTTATATTGGGGAACGACCAAGCCCTCGACACACAATTGATCGAGTAGACAATTCCCGTGGCTATGAGCCGGGCAATGTTAGATGGGCGACTTTTGCTGAGCAGGCGAAGAATAGGCGTAGTACTGTGCTGGTTAGTATGGGCGGAGAAACATACCCATTCGCTACTCTGCTACGCAAATTGAATGTAAATAGTGGACACGCCTATAAAACTATGAAAGCAAAAAGTATTAGTCATCAAGAATTCATTGATGGTATATTGGCTACACATAAGGAGAGCTTATGAGCGTCAGTCTTTTAAACGCAGATCAGCTGCTGCGTGAACTTGCGCTTGCCATAGCTAGGAACCAAGTGGGGGCACAGCGTCCGACCCACGAAGTTATCGCAGGCGAAGGAATCACACCAGCTGAATACCAACTTATCTCGGCCAATCCGCAATTTCAGCGGTACGTGGATACGTATTGCAACGACTTGCGCGAATCGGGTTTCTCATTTGCCGCCAAAGCAAAGATTCTTGCTGAGGACTTACTAGCTACAAGCTACCATATGGCAAGGGACCCCGATGTTCCAGCCGCTGTGCGGGCGAAAATCCACGAAAATTTCGTCGAATGGGCCGATTTGAAGCCGAAAAAGGACGTGCAACAGCTTGCCGGACCCGGTTTTTCGATCACAATTAACATCCCCAGCACTGCCGAAAAGGGCCCGGAAACCATCGTTTTTGAGGCTCAAACCCCCGAAAATACCCCCCAAATTGCTCAAAAAACGCCAATTTTGGGCTTTTCCGAGGACGAAAACTATGAATATGCGGGGGAGGACTACTACGAATGAGCCAGAACGGGATCAATTACACCCCACCGAGGTCCCTAGTGGGGTTCTTAACCTCAGAAGCGTTCGTCTCACTCGTCTCGGGGCCAGTCGGAAGCGGCAAATCCTCTGCTGCCATGATGAAAATCGCGTACCACGCGAAGAAAATGAGGAAGGGACGGGATGGAGTCCGTCGTAGCCGTGCAGTGGTGGTGCGAAATACCAATCAGATGCTTACCGATGCGACAATTCCGACCTTTATGACATGGTTTCCGGAAGGTGTGGCGGGCAGTTATGCGCGTACTGACAAAAGATTCTTTCTGCGCTTTGACGATGTCGAGTGCGAAGTCCTCTTTAGGGGGTTGGATGATGCCAATGATGTACGGCGCCTGCTCTCCCTTGAGTGCTCCTTCGGTATTCTCGACGAGTACCGCGAAATTCACCCCGACATATTTAACGCCTTGCAAGGTCGAGTGGGTCGATACCCCTCCGTGGCGAATGGCGGCTGTGTAGACGACAACGGCAAACCCAACCACCACTGATCGACGGGTACTACGAGACGCTGGCCGAAGGCAAGACCGAGGACTGGGTGGATGTCTACATCCACAACAAATTTGGTCGATCGCTCTCGGGCACGCCGGTGTATCAGAGGTCGTTCACTGCAGACTTCCACGTAGCCAAAGACCCGCTTAAGGCGATCAACTCGTCCGACTATCCGCTCATCATCGGGATTGACTTTGGCCGCACGCCGGCAGCGGTTTTCAAGCAGCGGGACCCGCGTGGTCGCATACTGACGCTTGCCGAGATTACCTCGGAGAACATGGGCATCGAGACGTTCATCAGAACCAAGCTCACTCCCTTCGTGGCCAACCACTACCCCGGCTTTAACATGGTCTGCGCACCCGACCCTGCAGGGTATGCCAAGCAACAGTTGAACGAGATGACGTTGGTCGATGCGTTGAAAGCCGCTGGATTCAAATGCGTCAAGCCGCCGAGCAACAAACCCGAGCTCAGGATTCAGGCGGTGGAACGCTTGCTCTCTCAGCACTTGGAAGGCAAGGCGATGTATCTGATCGACCCGAGTTGTCAAATGCTTATTAAGGGATTCCGATCGGGCTACAGGTACAAGTTGAAGAAAAACGGTGAGCTCGAAGATTCCCCGGACAAGAACGAGTATTCCCACATCCACGACGCCAACCAGTATGCCGACAGCGTGATCGACATGAACGTGCGCGGGGTGGCGCTCACGCAGGCGAGAAAAGAAGTCAAGCGCGTATCCTACGTGTATACTTGACAACCACTAGCCCGGGTGGTACATAGGGGCATCTTATCGGGGGCGTCATGTCACTGTACTACCCATCCATTACTGAAGACCGGTCAACAGAGCCCTTTGGCTTGCAGGTGGCGCGAAACACCATCCAAGGGCATCGGGTGCTTCACATTTTTGGGTACAACCCAGACGTAGACTCGGGTGCGCAAGAGACTGTGTGGACTTATGGTGGGTTGTATCAGCACGCTCCGAGCCCGACAATAATGACGGTTTCGTCGTCTTCGACAGATGATGCAGCAGCTGGCACTGGGGCTCGCACAATATACATCACTGGTATTAACGGCACTGGCTTGGAAGTAAGTGAGATCGTTACACTGAACGGCCAGACTGCGGTAAACACCACCCACTCATATACCGAGATTAACTACATACAAGTCCTGACCGCTGGTAGCAATGGAGCTAACGCAGGTTCTCTGTATGTGGGCACTGGTACTGTGACTCTGGGTGCTCCGGCTAATGTCTATGGACATGTCATGGCGGGGGAAAACCAGTCGCTGATCGGCCACTGGACAGTGCCAACAGACCACACAGGCTATCTTGTCAAAGGCAGCATAAGTTCTGGCACGCCGGGCAACAACCAGTATGTAACGGGGCGTCTGAAACTGCGCACAAGTGATGGCATCAAACGCACGGCGGCGATCATCACATTCGCGACAGGCACGGTGCCCTTCGACTTTGACTACCCGGTGCAGATTCCCGGGGGAGCTTGCGTTACCGCTGATGTCGAGACGAACAAAACGGACGACAAAGTCAGTAGTTATTTTCAGTTGGTGCTCATCAAAGGTCCTGCTGACCCGAGCCCGACATCACCGAAGGTGTAAAGATGAACGGTTTAGCCCTGATGCCCGTGGCGCGAGTCGCCGACATGGAAGCTGAGACACAGCGTGAAGCGAATGCTCAGAACGCGCAGCCAGTCATACAGGGCTTAGCTGGCCATGTGAACAAACGCTGGCAGGTCGCCCGTCTGGCCAAGCGAGAACTTGAGGAACGCATGTTGAAATGCCTGCGCCGGCGCAATGGGGAGTATGACCCTGAGAAGCTGGCAGAGATACAGGCTCAGGGTGGCTCAGAAATCTTCATTCAACTCACCTCAGTCAAGTGCCGCGCGGCGACTAGTTGGCTTCGTGACACACTGCTAGGCACAGGGGCAGACCGCCCTTGGAGCATCGAGCCAACACCCATCCCAGACCTTCCTCCCAATATCCTAGAAGAATTGAAAGCCAAGATGTCAGCACAGCTGATGTCGGTCTACGCACAGGGCATACAGCCTACACCAGACGAACTTCGTGATGCAGCGCAGGCGATGAAAGACGAAGCCATGCGCGAGTTGAAAGCAGAGTCGCGCAAACGTGTAGACCGTATGGCAGACAAGATGGAAGACCAGCTGATCGAAGGTGGTTTTCACAAAGCATTCAACGAGTTTTTGGATGACATCGTCACGTTTCCCTACGGCGTGATGAAGGGCCCAGTCAAGCGTCGTCGCAAGACTTTGGAGTGGCAGAACAATAAACTCGTGCCGGTAGAAAAGATTCGCAATGAGTGGGAGCGCGTTGATCCATTCATGATCTATTGGGCACCGTGGTCGTGGAACTTGGGTGATGGCTTCATCATTGAGCGACACAAGATGACCCGTGAGGATTTGGAAGCGCTGATCGGAGTTGAGGGCTACAGTGACGCGGCTATTCGCACAGTGCTTGATGAGTTCACGATCGGCAATCTCAAAGAGTGGCTGTGGACTGACTCGGCCAAGGCCACCGCTGAGGGAAAGAACCTCACCTACGCACTGCATACCGAGGATTTGGTTGACGCGCTGCAGTTGTGGGATAACGTCCAAGGCAAGATGTTGATCGACTGGGGCATGGACCCCAAAGAGATTCCTGATCCGCAGTTGTCATACCCATGCGAAGTCTGGCTGATCGGCAACACCGTCATTCGCGCTGTGCTGAACTACGACCCGCTGGGTCGCAAGCCATACTTCCTGACCAGCTATGAGAACCTGCCGGGCTCGGTGGACGGCAAAGGCGTAGCTGACCTGTGCATGGATTCTCAGGACATGGTTAACGGCGCTGGTCGCGCGCTGGCAAACAACATGGGCATCTCATCGGGCCCGCAGGTCGGTGTGAACGTGTCTCGCATACCCGCCGGCGAGGACATAACCAATATGTACCCGTGGAAGGTCTGGCAGTTCCAGAGCAGCGAGTACAACGATGGCTCCCAGCCGATCACGTTCTTCCAACCCAACAGCAACGCACAGGAGTTGATGAGCGTGTTCGAG